TAGCCATTATGCAAGTATGCCTCCAGGTCTTTTCTGCTTAACTAATTCAGATTGTACCGCAACTGATATTAAACGACCCAACTCTCTACTATCTTGTTCATTTCCTTCAACAGAAGATCCAGAAGCATCTACGTTTACAACTATATTTGTACCACCCATACCTCCTAACTCATGGTTTGGAATAATAGTACCTGCTCTATCGGGAACAAAAAGTTCTGGTCCTCTTTCTCCTACTATTGAAGGTCTACCCACTGGCGGTTTGCCTCCGTTTGCGAATCCAAACATTCCTAATAGTCCACCCGTTACAGATCCTCCACCAAAGTTGCCAAATATTGCCATGTTTAAGAAAGCATCAGATAGTTTATTTAAAACGTTACCTAAAAGATCGCCTAGAGTTGAGGTTCCTTGTATTAAACCTTTAATTCCATTACCTATATCCATTGATATAATATTAGACAATTTTTTAAACGGGTCTACTAGAGCTTTTGCATTAGCAACAACCTGTTCTTGTAGATCTACTTGAGCAGTCAATTTACTTATTTTAGTAGTTAACTCTTCTGTGCTTACCTTTTCGTTTTCAGCCTGTGCAATTTTTAATTCATTAGTTAAGTTTTCTAGTTCAAACTCTTCTTTCATAATATTTAGCTTTTCACTGCTTGTTGTTAGTCTAAGTTTTTCTATTTCTAAAGCCTGTTTTAGTGGTTTTATTTCTCTATTAAATGTAAGTTGATCTGCAAAAGCACCTACATCCTGTAAATTTGAAGGTAAGTTATTTTGTATTCCTGAACCCCTTTGTCTTTCTACTTTTAGTTTCTTTTGCGGGAGGGTCATTATATTTGGTGTCAGTGCCCCACCTGGGTTTAGAAAATCAAATCCTCTACCTGTAAAGAATTTAGCGATAGTTCCCAAAGGTAACTTATTAATTAAAGTAACCATCGGACCAAAGACATCGGCAACGATAAACTGTAGACGTAGACCGAACTTAGCCATTTCTTGATTAAATTTATCTAATTCTTTAGTCATCTTTTCGACTTCAAGAGGAGTTCTGCCAAAATCTTCAGCAAATTTTTCTATTAAAACAGAAGCAGCAGAAGATGTAAGTCCTAATTTTTCTAGTTTTAAAGCTAAATCTCCAGTTGGAGTGTTTGCTAGAGCCAGTTTGTCTACCAATGTTTGTATATTTTCCGTTGGTTTGGATAGAGCCCTGCCTAATTCACTTACTGCGTTTAATGCACTTGATATAGATTGTACGGCTGCTGTGGCTGCAATACCTCCTGCAAATCCACCCATTTGTCCGAACATTCCACCGACACCACCACCAACTGCTCCTGCTGCTGCTGTGATTGGACCCTGACCAAATAACAGAGGAAAACCACCACTTATCAACGCACTTTGTACATCAAAACCGCTAGTGGCTCCCATTCGTTGCATAAAGTTAGGAGTTGATAATCCCCTGCTGAAACCACCCATCTGTCCAGCACCTCTGACTCTTTGCTCTAACATTTCTGAACTAGGAAGAGCTAACATTCTTCCGCCTGGGCCTCTGGTCTGCAACGTTTCTTCCAATTCAAATCTTCCCGCTAATCTTCCAGCAGCAGTTCCCAAATTTCTGAGTTTAACTATCTGACCTAAAGTTTTTGCTCTTTCTCGTAGCTGTTTATTTATAGTATCTTCTACCTTAACTTTCTTAGTAGTCTGAGTCTGTATCCCTCTTTTAATTAGTTGCTCTTTTTGCAGTAATTTTATCTGTTGGATAGCTTTAAGTATATTCTTCTTAGATAAATCAAACTCTCCCTCTAAAGCTTGATTATTAGCTCTAGTAAGTAAACTCTTTGTCTTAGACAGTTTGTTTTCTTTAGTTATTGTTTTTAGTCGGCTATTTCCTACAGTTAATATCCTGTTTTGGAACGTCAGTATCTTTTGATCTAATTTTAATTTCTTATCTGTAGCAGATAACGTAGTCTTAGATGATTTTTCTTGAGTCTTACCTAGATTTGATATTTCTGTACCTATTGTCTTTAAGTCTTTTTTAACTTGAGCCGTATTTAATCTTATATTTACGCTATATTCGGATGCCACTGATTTTTGCAGAATACACGGATATTAAAAGTTTAGCGTATTTTGCGAAATTGAGCTTGTCTTTTTGCTTTTTCCATCGCCTCATCTTCTCTTTCAGACTTTATTTGAAAATAAGCACTCCAAGCTATTAACTCTTGCAACGACATTTTTTCCCTTATTTCTCTATGTGTATAGCCTAATTTTTCAGCTATAAAAAATTGTAAAAATATTAAATTATCCTTATTAAGTTGTGCTTTTTACGGCATCTAGGCTGACCTCCTCGCCCATACTTTGCATTTTTGTCATTATGTCCAGTAAAACAGATAGAGGTATTTCTCTTCTCAATGCTGGTAAATCTCCTGATGTAAACATTTTTGCACCTGATTCATCTTCAGCTTTCGTAACAATTACTTGCAATGCAAAGTCAAGACTTCCTTCTTCCTGACCCTTGTTCATGGCTATTAGTGTACTGTTTATGGTGTCTCTGTCCGCTATTGTAAGAGGCGACCAAAAGATTTTTAAAATTAGTTCTTCCCCCTTAAAAATAGAGTAGCTACTACGTTCTTCTACACTAAAGGCTTGCTTTAGTTTGTCTATCGCTCTTGCTGTTGGCATAAAAATTTGTATTTACTCTTGTAGTATAACTCAAAGTACAAATTTAAGCACTCGTACCTTTGTGCATTGTATAATTACGTTTCGGTTTAAATCCTACAATCTGGAATCCCTTATTAATATCTTTTTCTAAAAAATTATTCTGGAGATATACATAATACCAAAAAGGAACATTAGGCTTTGGAGTAGTCTTTCTTTTTTCAGCAAATAAATCTTCATACATTTTTCCGTCATAAGGACTACGCATAGCATTTATAACAAATCCTGCATATTCAGCCTTGTTGCCTACATAAATAGCTTTAGTTAGAGAAGTTACTATAGGGTTTGTTCTTGAAGGAGCCTTTCTGCTTGTTTTCCGTGCATCTATATTGTTATCTTTCCTTGGAATCGTAGGTGCAACAGGGCTTCCTGCTTTTACTTCCCAAGCAGTGTTGAACGTTCCAGTAAACCAAGGGCTTCTATTTTGTAGGGAAAAATGTATTTCTGAGGCTGCTTCTCCTTTACCCTTCATTATCATGTAAGCTAAATCACCAGTAAGGTGTTTTAGGTCTTTTATCTTAGGCATTAGCTGTAAAGTCGCAGTTTACTACACTCATAAAGTGGCTTTGATCTTCAGTTACTACTGATGATGGTCCACTGATTTCACTTACTCTAGGTGATACAGAAAAGGTATCTGAATAATCGGAAGCATTTACGGAGGTAAGTCCATCAATAACTGATTCCGCTATTGCAGCAGCCACCGCACTTCCTTTGTTGGATGGTGACATAATCGCACATCTTATTGTTCCTGCGTAATAATCAACTGCTGCACCTTGAGGTTGGTTTGTAGACTGTGTAAAATCTAAATTTACCATCACATATTTCTTAGCTTTACCTGGAGTTGTGAAGGGCATATTATCAAATACCACTGTCACTGTGTTGTCAGCAGTTGTGACTGCATTTTTTATTGCGGTTTCAAATGCTGCTCTTGCTGTTACTAAAGTCATTAGAAAATAACGTCAACTCTGAATAAATACTCTTGACCGCCACGCAAAGTTCTTACGTCTGTAATCTTTGCAAGTCTGGTCGATCCAGAGAATGTAAGAGTAATCTCATCTGATAATAACGGTTGGCTGTCTCCTATAAGATCAGGTGTTATAAAAATACGAGCTATGTTTTCTTGATAACCAGATTCTTCAGTTGATTGAACAAATTCTACGGGTACTTTTATTGTGTAACTGGTATCACTGGTAGTTACTGCACCTGTAGATGTGTTGTAAGAAGCTGATGCCTGTCTTGTATAAACGATAGTTGTGTCTAGTGAGTCTCCTAGTTGAGACACCACCTGTTTGGCTACGTTTTTTAATAGTGCGTCTAGTTGACCTGCCATTATCCTCTAACCGCCCTTAGTTGAAAACTTCCTGCTCCACCTAGCATATACGCTCCAAGGTAACTTTGTAACC